AGCCGTGACTCAGTTTGGGATTGGTATACATCAACTGCATACACACGTTTAGCTCCAGGGGGAGGTATACTAGTTATTCTTACACGTTGGCACGATGATGATTTAGCAGGTAGGTTGCTTGCCGCAGCCGCAGATGGAGCCGATGATTGGGAAGTAGTTAAGTACCCTGCGATTGCGGAACAAGATGAAGAATTTAGAGTAGAAGGAGAAGCGTTGCACCCTGAAAGGTATGATGTTCCTTCTTTAACTAAAATACAAAAAGCAATAGGACCTAGGGATTGGTCGGCTTTGTATCAACAAAACCCTGTTGCTGACGAAGGTGACTATTTTAATCGAGATATGATAAATTACTACGATGAAGCTGATTTAGACTATACTAGACTTCGTTACTACTGTGCTTGGGATTTAGCTATTGGACAACGAGAACGTAACGACTATTCTGTAGGTTTAGTAGTAGCAGTTGATGAATATGATAAGCTATATGTAGTAGACTGTGTACGAGGGAAGTGGGATGGTTTTGAACTCGTAGAAAGAATTTTAGACTTATACGAAACTTGGAGACCTGGAGTAGTTGGTATAGAAAAAGGTCACATAGAAATGGCATTAGGTCCGTTTCTAGAAAAACGTGTAAGAGAACGAAGACTAAACGAAGCTTATTTTAGAGATTTAAAAACAGGACGGAGAGATAAAGAAGCAAGAGCACGTGCAATTCAAGGTCGTATGCAACAGGGCATGGTGTATTTTCCAAAAGAACCGTTATGGGTTGGCCCTTTAATTGCAGAGTTACTTCGTTTTCCAAACGGGGTACACGATGACCAAGTAGATGCTTTAGCTTGGATTGGTTTGATGATGACAGAGTTTGCAACGTATATTGAACCAGTTGAACATATTCCATCTTGGAGAGATAAGCTACGTACAATAGCTAAAGGTGATAACGTTAAAACAGCAATGAGCGCATAATGGCATATAAAAAACTAAAAGAAAAACTAAGCAAAGCAGAAGAACACGAGCTCGCTCGCAAACAGTGGAGTTGCTACATGAGAGCACGTGATAATGGACATTTAGATTACGTTGAAATTGCTAGACAATGTGATGCGTTCTACCGAGGTAACCAATGGGACCACGGAGATGTTTCAGCTTTAGACGACCAAGGCAGACCTGCTTTAACTATTAATACAATACTTCCTACAATTAATGCTGTACTCGGCGAACAAAGTACAAGACGTATGGATGTTAACTTTAAACCTAGAGGTAGAGGTAAACAAGAAGTTGCAGATGTACTAGATCGTTTGTTTATGCAGATTAGTGATAATAACAAATTGTCTTGGACTGAGTCACAAGTATTTTCTGATGGTCTTATACAAGATAGAGGCTGGTTCGATGTTCGTGTAGATTTTGATGACCACATACAAGGCGAAGTACGTATAACAGCTAAAGATCCTTTAGATATTCTTATTGATCCAGATGCTAAAGAATATGATCCAAGAACTTGGAATGAAATATTTGAAACTAAGTGGATGAGTTTAGATGAGATAGAAGAAACTTACGGACAAAAGAAAGCAGACCAACTTCGTGTAGCTGTTGAACAAGGTTCAGCATTAGGTACAGATTCTGTAGAACACGAAGAAAACAGATACGGTGATACATCTACTGGTGTAGAGTATAACCAAGGTAACACTTCTAACCCTGAAGAAAATCGTGCGTTACGTTCAGTACGTGTTATAGAACGTCAGTACTATAAATTAAAAGAATGTATGTTTTATGTAGATAGCGTTACAGGTGACATGCGAGAAGTGCCGTATGCTTGGAGTAAAAAGAAAAGAGAAGCTTTTGCAGATGATTTTGGTCTAGAAATACTTACAAAAACGGTACGTAAAGTGCGTTGGACAACTACAGCAGACACAGTTGTACTTAATGATACTTGGTCGCCATATGATCATTTTACTCTAGTACCTTATTTTCCATACTGGAGACGAGGTAAACCTTTCGGTATGGTACGAAACCTTATTTCTCCACAAGAACAATTAAATAAGATTAGTTCACAAGAACTGCATATAGTAAATACCACAGCAAACAGTGGTTGGATTGTAGAAACAGGGTCGTTGCAAGGTATGACTGCAGATGACCTAGAAGAACATGGAGCAGAAACAGGTCTGGTATTAGAATTTAACAGAGGGTCTAGTCCTCCTGCTAAAATTCCTCCTAACCAAATACCTACAGGTTTAGATCGTATTGCACAAAAAGCTGCTTCTAATATAAAAACTATAAGTGGTATTAGTGATGCAATGCTTGGTACAGATAGCCCTGAAGTTTCTGGTGTTGCTATTCAACAGAAACAAAATCGCGGAGCTATGATGATTCAAGTTCCGTTAGATAACCTAACTAAAACTAGGCAGTATTTAGCAGAAAAAATTCTTAATCTTGTTCAAACTTACTACACAGAAGAACGTTTAATACAAATTACAGACGAACAAGACCCACAAAAACAACGTCAACCTATGCGTGTAAATCAAATGACACCTGAAGGTATTATACTTAATGACTTAACGTTAGGTGAGTATGACGTTATTATAAGTACAGCTCCGTCAAGAGATACATTTGAAGAAATACAGTTTGCAGAAGCTATTGCATTACGTCAGGCAGGTGTTCCTATACCAGACGATCTGATAGTAGAGTACTCGCATTTAGCTAGAAAAGGAGATATTGCGGAACGTATACGTGCAATGCAAGGTACAAACCCGCCAACTCCAGAACAAGCTCAAATACAACAGTTCCAAGCACAAGCGGCGATACAAGCTACGCAGCTTGAGATTGCTAAGCTTGAAGCTGAAATTCAATTACTACAATCACAAGCAGAAAGTAATATGACGAAATCACAAAGTAAAATGGCAGAACCGCAATTGAAGGTTGCAGAAATGCAGAGTAAAATGGCGATAAAACAGGAAGAACTAGCTCTACGTGAAAGGTTAGCATCAATGACTAATGACGTTAGAACTGGACAAAGTGAAACTCAAGCAGCGTCAAAAATTGCCGTTGCAGCAATGAAGCCTACAGGAGGGCGTAATTAATGGCTAAAAATAAAAAAGAAGCTAAACCAACAGATGACATAGTAATGGATTCTATGCCAGGTGGCGATGTAAAAACAAAAGAAGAAATTGAACCTTTTCAAGTAGATTTAAACTTTGAAGATGCTCCAGCAGAAGAACCTGCAGAAGAACCTGCAGAAGAACCTGCAAAAGAAGTTGTAGCTAAAACTGAAGTTGAAGAAGAAGTTGTAGCTGAAACTGAAGCGGAAGAAGTTGTAGAAGAACCTGCAGCTGAATTTATAGAAGACACAGTAGAGTTTCCTGCAGAAGAAGTTGTAGAAGAAGAAGTTGTAGCTGAGGAAAAACCTAAAGCTCCAATGGTCCCTAAATCTAGACTTGACGAAGTTTTAGCTAAAAATAAAAAAATGCAAAAACGTATTGAAGAAATAGAACAAAAAGAAGCAGAAGCTAAAGAAGCTGCTCCTACTTATGATTTTGATGTTAAAGAACAACAGTATCAACAGCTTATATTAGATGGTGAGTCGGCTAAAGCGGTAGAACTACGTAAAGAAATACGACAAGCTGAAAAAGACGCCATGATGTTTGATATACAAAAACAAATGGGTCAAACAGTACAACAAAACCAATCTCAGCAAGAGCTACAAGCTAAAGCTGCGGAAATTGCTAGTACTTTTTCTATATTAGATGAAAATTCTGCAGATTTTAATGAAGATTTAACTAGAGAAGTAATGGACTTACGTGATGCTTTTATTGTACAAGGTTATGAGCCCGCAGATTCGTTAGCTAGAGCTACTGAATACACTTTAGCTGTAAAACAGCCTGAGTTGTTAAAACCTTCAGAAGCTAAAGAAGCTACGCAGACCAAGAAAATAGTAGAGAAAAAGCAAAAAGCTAACGTAAAAAACAAAATAGCTGCAGCTAAAGCACAGCCACCAGCACTAAAAGGTGAAAGTGCTTCTGCTCGTGGGGACAAGGTTACAAACATAAATACATTATCCGATGATGAGTTTGGTGCGTTGCCAGATGAAACAGTAAGACGATTACGTGGTGACTTTGGATAAATTTGTGTTAGGATTATAGTTAATTCGTCTGTTAGAACGATATCTAACCCAGGTCGTTTAGGTAAAAAAACGTTATTCGCCTACTACGGCGTTAATCTAGTCGAAGTCGTAATCGTTAAAATACGAAAACGTATCCCAACGATATAGGGTATACGGGTTATATCGCCCCAGAAGCCGATTAAGTTTTTTTTAATTTTAATCTTTTTGAGGATATAAAAATGGCAAATACTAACTTTGCATCACTGACTAGCGAACAGCTTACTATCTGGTCACGTGATTTTTGGCGCGTAGCTCGAAATATGTCCTTCATTAACCAATTCGCTGGAAGTGGTCCTAACG